TCGTAAAAAATCGATTTGGATTGCAATGTCATTTGATAAACATCACCACCTAAATCAGAAGCCAAAGCTACTGCAATACGACGGTTCTTACGGCAGGCTTTAGTATTACCTTGACCGGAACCATTAATGTCTTGTGGACATCCCGTGCATGACGAAGCTTGTGGCTCTTTAATAGAAGCATCGGGCTTTTCGCCGTCGTTAGACCAGCAATCAGGAGGAGCGATATCGCCCTTTGGATCCCATGCTTTTGCGTAGAAGGTTCTAGAAATATGCTTGGAAGCATTGACAATTACAACTTCCAGCTTATTGGTATTGGTTTTTGAAATCTCCGCACCATTTACTTTTAGTACGAACTTATTTGGTCCAAGCGCAATGCGTTTGGTTTGACTTTCACCACCACCCGATAGGGCTTTAGTTACATCATCAAGTTCGACTTCTTTAAGATAGTCGGGTAGATTTTGGTTAAACAAGGCGACGTTACTCATTTGCTTCTCCTTACAGTGATAGCGTATGTGCGTTCCACATTTAGACCGGCGGGATGCTTGTCCGGATTCTCCTCCAAGAATTGCTTCATGTTGGTTTGGTGAATTCTTCTCTCTAACAATTCGGGTGTTTTCTGTTCAAACAAGAACTCGTAAAACTTTTCCCAATCGTTAGTCCAAAAGCGTGACTTGACGCCTCGCATAGCTGTGCCATGTTGTGTCTTAATACTGTCGGCACCAGTCTGCTTGCAAACTTCAAGTATCTGCTGGGATATAATTTCTAGCTGCTCATTTAAGTCAGCTTCTTTGGCTTCGAGTTCACGACGCACTTCATCACGTGCATCACGAATCTTGATATACACTTCGACCAACTTGTCTATATTGGTGACGGGTTGATCTACCAGTTCGGTATCTTGTGTCATTTCGTTTTCCTTAAATTATCTCGGATCTTTGTCCGATGATTAATACTACAACAACTACTTTACTATGTCAACTACTTCTTGTTTATATAAGTCAATTATTTTCTCATGAACATCAAGCTTATTCTGCAACATATGATACAACTTTGTCTCTACGGGACTACCCTTAATATGCACAATAGTCATCTTATTCTTTTGCCCCTGCCGATCAATACGAGCATTAGCTTGCAAGTAGGTTTCAATAGATGTTACCGGTGCATACCAAATAATGGTATCTGCTGCTGTTAGTGTGACTCCGTGTGAAGCCGCTTGAGGTTGTATGAGAAGTACACGTGGTTCGGTTTCTTCTTGAAATTTCTTGAAAATTTCAGTTCGTTTATTTACGGGAACAGCCCCATTTATAACCTCGCAGGTAATACCTACCCCTCTCAAATGCGCACTGAGTAGTTCTATTGTATGCGTGAATGGCACAAAGACAAGCACTTTGTGACTAGCTTCTTCGATAACTTCCTCGATAACTCGTAGGCGATTAGACACGTCAAATTCAACAACAGCACCAGTGTCAGAATAGACAGCCCCACCAGAAATTTGAAGGAGTTTATTAAGGTTAATAGCAGCATTAACGGTACTGACTTCTTCCCCGTCTGCAACCATGAGCATTTCTTTTTTGAGGAGTTTATAATATTTCTCCTGTTGCGGAGTAAGGGGGGCGTCCCTGAAAACATGTGTCACCTCTGGTAGGTCTAGGCAATCTTTCTTTTCAAATCTGATTGCGGGTTGGAGTGCATTAAATACAGTTTGCTGAGCGTCAGGTTTAGGTAGCCATCGGTACTTGCTAACATTAACCATAGTCTGATCTCTGAACGAGCCAAAGAATCTAGGCACATTGTCGGGCACGCACATCTTAGCCAAGCCAAACGCATCAGTAGGACTTTGTGCTGCTGGTGTACCAGTCATCATCCATAGCCAGGTACGTGGGGTTATGATATGGTTAAGGGTTTTCCAACGCTGGGTGCTTATAGTCTTATACGCATTAGCTTCGTCAATAATAATTAAATCAAAATTGTTTCTTGCAATATCGTCGGCTACGATTTCAACGCCGTCATAATTAATAATTACAAACTGTGCATCGCTATCAATAATAGCTTTACGTTTTAGCCTATCGCCATAAGCTACAGCAACTTTACGATGCATAACAAACTTAAATAAATCTGCTTGCCAAGCTGACTGCATAATAGATAGCGGGCAGATAATAAGCACACGACCAATACGGTTTGTTTCCATTAAATAATCTGCTGCCCATATAGCAGATGCTGTCTTACCAGTACCTTGTTCATTAAAACAAAATGCACGTTGATTTAGCGTTAAAAAACTGGCTGTTTCTTTTTGGTGAGCCATAGGTTTAAATAGCCCAGGCCACTTGTATTCTTTGTTAATAGGCGAAGGTATGTTTTTTATCTTCAGCTTATTAAGGGTTTGTGCTTCTTCTAAACCCCAATGAATGGCAACCTTGTGCAGGTCACCATCCGTATCAATTACTTCACTTTTAGGTATGCATTCAGTTATTAAGTTTGGTCTACGGGTAGTTATTACAATGGCTTTGTTATCTACTATTTCCATTTTTAGGTTTGTTCCGTTTTACTGTATGGTCTGAATTACGAGAATACGATCGGTTTGCACTAGCTGCTTCTACTCTAAGATTGGACTTAACTGTTTTGCCACCTTTAGATAACGGTGTTTTATGGTCGACATCTTTGCCGTCTCCTTTGTGAGCCAGCCCAGCTTTTTCCATAATACGGCGAGCTTTATTACGCTCGGCACGTTTCTTTTTAACTGCTGGCGTACCGTCATACATTTCATATTCATGTTTATATGGTCTTGGCTTGTTCACATAGGGCATATCGGTCTCCTTCTTTGCGGAAATAGTAGACCGAACCATCGGTCAATACTATATATTTTATTCCACTTTGGGGGTCGTCACCAAGCATATCCTTTAAAATACCCTCGATTTCGGCTTTATTAGGGGGGTCAGAGTTAACCCAACCAGCAAATGGAATAGGCTCGTTCATTTAATCCTCTTAGCTATTTCACGGTTTACGTACCAGACTGCCTTGCGTAGATCTTCTACATCATTGCCTTTTTCATCAGCACGCCATATGTATTTCATGGCATTACCTAGATTGAACCCCATATGTTCAGTAATCTGAATACATTCAACCCCGCTTGGATGGCTGGTGTAATGCTTGGGATGATTAACCATATCATGCTTTTGGTTAGTTTCGGGATAACACATAAGGCACTTTTGTCCTCTAGGAAAAGCCCTACTATGTTCCGTACAAAACTCTAGGTCATTAGTCGCCATAATTAAACTCTTGGTAAGTAACCGCTAAATACATATGACCCAGTATGGGATAACTGCGCCCACGGAGCCGCCCAAATTCTATAGCCTGCTTCTCTAGCAATCTTGCAGAAGTGATAATCTTCCGACAACAAACGATTACCCGAAGTAGTATCAATGCTGGTAGCAAAGTATTCTTTAATTACTTTTTTCTGTGTTTGGTCATCGGTAACTGCAAACATATCGTTAATATACTCAGGTACCTTATCTGCTAAGCCTTCAAGTACTTCACGTTTAATTAACATAAATCCTGTACCACCATTTGCAATTTCAACAACGTCGGAAATGTTTGCCGCAATTTCTTTTTCATAGTTAACAGCATTAACTACAAAGATACCTGTATGATCTTTAAGTTTTTCTGTAGGAACACCTGCTTTAACCGCAGCTTCTACTTGAACCCAGTTAATTTCTTTTTTAGGATACATACCGCAAATAATATCTTTGTCGGCGTGAACCATAGGAATAATATCTTGTGGGTTAAATCCAATATCTGCATCAATAAACATTAGATGTGTGCAATCAGTATTCATAAAGTCATGAGCTAGATTATTGCGGGCACGAGTAATTAAAGATTCATTCATCATATGGGCATACTGCATACCAATCCCTGCGCTACCAAGCGCACCAGGCATGAGAAGCATACCTAATGTATATGATCCGTTACATAACCCACCATACATGGGGGTGGCAATAAATAAAGATTTATTATTTCCCATATAATTCATTTCCTTTTAAATAAAATTGCTCTTGGTTTGGCTTTGTCATGCGGTAGTTTACTGTATGCAAATCCGTGCAGCCAAAGTTAGGGTATCGACTACTGGCTTCTTTATATAGATTTTTATCACCGTCATATGTACGAACTAAGTCAAACATTTTATGGGCTATCTGACTAATCACACAATTCTTGAATAAATAACAGTTCATATCCACAAAGCATCCGCTACCCACATGGTAGCTAGGGGTTTTCCCTAAGCTATCGCAGTTATCATCAAATAAAAAATTGCCTTCTTTGTCTACAATACGGCGCAATGAATAACACCAATCCCAGTTATTATTTTCTAGTGCTTTAACCATAGACGGTATATGCTCAGGCTCAAACCAGTTATCTTCATCCAAGAACATAATGTAGTCGGCATTAGTTAGCAAAGGTAGAGCTGCATTGATACGATAGCCATTAAAGAACCCTGTATAGGGTAAACCATTAAAGCCTTGTGTTGGTGTGCCAGTATTCTCAGGAAG